GTAGATGGTAGATGTTCAGTATGGGGAAAAATAATTAAAGGATAGTATATGACATATAGAGAATTAATAAATCAAGTACTAATTAGACTTAGAGAAGATACTATATCTAGTGATTGGTCTGGTGCAATAAATGATTCTACTACAGTATCAGCATATCAAAAAACTGTAGGTGCATTAATTAACGATAGTAAAAAAAGTATTGAAGGTTATCACGATTGGTTAAATCTAAGAGAAACAGTAGATATTACTACAGTAGCAGGTACAAAAAATTACAATTTAAATTCTGGTCAGGAAATAAAAATTATTGATGTAGTTAATAATGATACTGGAATACACTTAAATCAAGCTAGTAGAAATTATATTAACACAGTTAAATATCCTACAGATGAAACAGGTGAGCCATTATATTACGCATTTAATGGTAGTGATAGTTCTAATAATTTAAAAGTAGATTTATCACCAGTACCTACAGAAGCACATACATTGTCTTTTGATATTGTTAAGCCACAAAATGATTTAACTTTAGCAGCTACAGTATTAAAAATACCAAGTAAACCTGTAATACTGGGTGCATGGGCTAGAGCAATATCTGAGCGTGGTGAAGATGGTGGCACACAATCTAGTCTTATGGCACAAGAAGCTAATGATGCTATTAAACAAGCAATTATGTTAGATAGTGGAAATACACAATATGAATCAGATTGGTATGTAAACGAAAATTATTCTCACGGAACAGTTAATTTTAGATAATGGCTAAAAATTTAGAATATTTACCTTTAGATAATTTTGGTGTAAATGGATTAAATACACAAAGTAATCCATCAACATTAGACCCATCATATCTTACATCTGCTGACAATGTAGTAATGAGAGAGTCGGGTAGAATATCTTTTAGAAAAGGTCTAAAACAAAAAGTAGTTCCTTCTGGTACAGCAATAGGTTCTATGGTAGAACATAATGATTCTGGTACTAATAAAATATTTGCTAGTCATGGAACTTCTATTTACACAATAGATTTTACAAGTCCAAATGCTGCTTTTCCTAGTAGCGGTGCTGATGTTAAACATACTGTTGCTAATAGTACAGGCAATTGGCAATTTATTAATTTTAATAAAAGATTACATTGTGTACACACAGGAGTAGTACCACAGAGATATGATGGTGCACAAAGTTCAGGTTCAAGATGGGCAGCACATGCAACTAACCCTTCGTCTATAACTACGCTATTTGACCCTAGTTGTGGTATGGGTGCATATGGAAAGTTGTGGGTAGGAGGAGTTTCAGAAGCCCCAGATGTAGTTTATTAGAAGCGCAGGATTTATTGATTTAAAAACAGTATGGGGAAATGACGAAATTGTAGCGATTGCACCTTTTTATGGACAATTAGTTATATTTGGTAAAAATAATATTGTGTTATATGATGGCCCAGAGTCAGATGGAACATTAGCACTTAATGAAGTTATACAAGGAGTAGGTTGTGTAGCAAGAGATAGTGTACAAGCTATTGCTGATGATTTAGTTTTTTTGTCAGAAACAGGATTAAGGTCACTAGCCCGTACAACAGAAAAAGATAAATTACCTTTACAAGATTTATCTTTAGCTATTAAAGACACTTTAATTAGAAATATTAGTAATAGTACAAATGTAAAATCAGTTTATTTAGAAAACGAAGGCATATATATTATGACTTTTACTGATAAAAATATTACATATGTATTTGACTTTAAACATGCTACACCTGCAGGTACACCTCGTGTAACAACTTGGACATTTGGTAACGATAGAGAGCCTTCTTGTATGATACAGTCAGTATTGTACTCGGGTTTAATAGCAGGTCAAAAAGATGGTGGTATAGCAGGTTATGAAGGATACTTTGATACGGATTTGGCTTGGGTTAATTCGGCAGCTAGTTATACTAATGCTCCTATTACTGCTGATATATCTAGTATATGGATTCAAATGGCACAAAGTGTTTCAGCAGCTATTTTAAAAAAAATGATTTTAGTTTTAGAAGGTGGTAGTGGAGCAACACTTGGATTACAATGGTATAAAGATTATAGTATTAATCCATCAGCCACAACACAAATTAACTTAAATCCTGTTACAACAGGCACTATTGCTTTATGGGGTGCTGCAACTTCTTTGTACGGTGCTTCAAAATTTACACCTGTGTATGGATTACAAGAATATAGAACTGCACTTACAGGAAGTGCAAAACATTTAAAATTGAATTTAAGTATTGTTAGTAATGGTTATGATACATCTATTCAAGATTTAGCAATTATTTCAAAACAAGGAAAAATAAGATGAGTGATTATACTATAGCAGTATCTTGGTCTGGAAAAGACGCTTTATCAGACTCAGATGCAAATAAAGTAATATCTGGTTCAGATTTTAATACAGAATTTACAGCAGTTAGAACAGCTATTAATTCTAAACAAGACATTAATGGTGATTCTAGTGAAGATTTTGCTATGAACAATGGTACAGTAGCAGGTACTTTAACTGTTACTGGAGTACCTACTATACCTACTGCGTCAGCAGGAACAAATACTACTCAAGCAGCTAGTACAGCTTTTGTACAAGGTGAGAAAGCAAGTCCAACATTTACTGGAACTCCTGCTGCACCTACTGCTTCGGCAGGTACTAACACTACACAGATAGCTACAACAGCTTTTGTTGAAGCAGCTACACCTAATGCTTCACAAACAGTATTTGGTATGGCTAAGATTTGGACATCTGGTGGTGACTTATATATAGCTACATCATAAGAATATGGCAGGAGATATTTACTTTAATGGTAGTGCTTTAACTGGACAACACGAAGTCAAGTTAAATGGTACTAATATGGATAATGTGTACCTTAACGGTACTAAAATATGGACTAGACATCCTTATCCTATAGGTACAGAAATATTTAGTGTAAGTTTTAGTGCAGGTGGTAATTTTGATAGTTTTATTGGTTCTACTTATTCTACATATCCATTAGCTTTTGCTTCACAGCCTTATTATAACTCTGGTAGTAGTGGCTCATTAGATAAAACAATGAGATTTACTTTAGCAGATGGGTTTTATGTTTCATATTACAATCAAGATGAAGGTGGAACAGATTCAGATGGTGTAGGAGCAAGTAATACAGGTGGTGTTTATCAAGGATATATTGGCGGTACGGTATCAGGTTTATCAAGAGTTTCAGGAGGAGGCTCACTTAGTGTAGGTGGCTCTGGAAATAACGGACATCAGTTTAAAGTAACATACTCAGGACAATAGGAGATAGAAATGGCAACAGGCTATGGTAAAGCAGATTTAAGTACTGCAGCAGGCAGAGCAACATATGGTAGGGCATATGGTGCACAACAAAATTTAGCCTATCGAGGAACAAAAGGTAGACAAAATCTTGGTGTTAGTAAAGCAGAATTTTTAGGCCCACAGCAAAAAGGCACAGGTTTTGGTTTTCCTTTAGGTGGTTTAGGTGGTAGAGGAAATAACGTACAGTACGCAGAAGAAGATTATCAGCGTCAATTAGATTTAATGGACAAAGCTGCAGAAATGTCTGCAGGTTATTCAAGTGATAATACTCTTGGTACTACTGATATAGATTACGAAAACAAGATGATAACTGAGAAGTTATCACCTGAATTACAAGCAGAGTATGACGCACTACTTGCTCGTAGTAAAGTACAAAGAGAAAGAGCAGCAGCATTAGGTAATGACCCATATGAAATGCAGCAGTATTTATATAATCAAAATCTTGCATTAAAAGTAGATGAACAAAATGCTTTGCGTGATGATACTATGGCACAGTTGCAAGCTAAAGGTATGCTAGGTTCTACTGGTGGTTCTGGAATATTAGCAGGTGTTGAAGAGTCTATATTAAGGTCTAACGCTATGGATTTTAATGATGCTATGGCACAATCACAAGCTATGTTTGACATGGAAAGAAAACGAGGACAAGAAGATTTAAGTACTGCAGTTGCATTAGGAACAAAACAAGTACCATATATAACAGCAGGTACAAATCAAGGGAGAGCAATCGCAATTGAAAATGTATCTGGTGTAAGTGGTGCATCAAGAAATATTGCTAATCAATTAGCTATGCGTGATTATGGTCAACGCAAAGGTTTATGGGATATGTTAGGTAGTGGTGGTACAGGTCGTAGTAGTGGAGGTGGAGGTAATCTCTTTAGTGGTGGTGGACTTGGTTCATATATTGCTACAGCAGCTACAGACGCACTAGGCGAAGAAGGTTTAAAAACATTTGAAGATTGGAGAGATTATATGTTTACTGCATTGCCTACATTCACAGCTTCATTTGGTAGATATAGAGCAACAGCACCAAAAATTGTAGAACAAATTGACAAGAAAGAAAACTCTAAAGCACTTTATAAAGAAATATGGGATGATTATTTAAAGCCTATATTTGATATGATTAAAGAAGATAGAGATAATCCAAAAGCACTTAGTGATTATAAAGTAATGGTACGAGAATTAGCTAAGAAATATTTGAGGAGTTAAAATGGCAAGTATGTTTAATAATATCTATGATGTTGAACAAGACATTAATAAGATGATGTCTGATACAGCATTAAGTTTTGGAAGATTAGACGCAAATGGGTATGGGCCAATGACAGCTAGTACATTTGGACAAGCTGAAATGTTTGGCAGGTCTTTAGGAACTATGTTAGGTGGTAAAGACCCTCGTATTGAAGAAGCAGAGTTGCAACAACAACTTATGCAAAAACATCCAGACCCTAGAACAAAAGAAGATTTACTTGCTGTAGCTAAAGATGCAGGACTTATGGGTTTACCAGATGTACAGGCACAAATGCTTGAAATTGCATCAGAAATGCCAGAACCTAGTCTTGCTAGTGGAGCAGATTTAAAAAGTTTGACTGGTATTTTATCATTAACACAAGGTAGTGATAAGATGGTTGTTGATTATTTGAGAAAATTAAATCCAGAATTTGATAAACAAAAAGAAGAAGCAAAAAATGCTGCAATAAGAGAAGTTCGTGCTGAATTTAATAAAATTATAGGTGGGTATGAAACATTTTTAGGCTCTAAACAACTTAAAAAACAAGATATTAATAACATGATGTTTGACAATACAGGTCGTTTAAAAAACATTAGCATGTTTAAATCATATTTAGGTGCTCTTAGTTTAGATGAAACAGCAAATCCATTTGCAAAACATTTGTTTGATATGAATACTATTTTATTAAGTCAAGGTAGTGATACAGATACAACTGATAATATTGATAATAATGGTTTAAGCGTAGACAAAGTAATTAAAGAAATGCCAGATGATACAACATTTATCGAAAGTTCTTATAATGCTAGTGTTGATGAAGTAGTTGTAGGTAAAAATGATTTTAATAATTTATCTAAAAATGCAAAAAAACAAGCTAATATGAACTACAAAATGGAAATGATGAATAAATTAAATTCTGTTTATGTAGATTTAGCAAATATTGGTGGTAATTTTTTGAGTGAAGATAACATGAGTGCTTCAGAATTAAAACAAGAAAACCAAAATGATGAGATACAAGATTGGATTACTGGTGGTGTACCTATGCTCGGTACAGTTTATAGTGAAGGCATGCAATATTTTTTAGATAAACCACCAGAAGAATTAGAAAAATTTATAAAAAATCCAGAATGGTACTATAGAACAGTAATTTTAAAACAACCATTTACTTTAGATGAAGAACGAAATATGAACATTTTAAGTCCATTTCCGAAAGATACAAGTGGGGAAATAATTTCACTTTGGGGTATATCAAACTAATGGGGCAAAGATATGTTGATGGTATAGGTTTATATACTTATGACGATAAATTGTCTGAGGAAGAAATACAGGCAAACATAGATTATCGCATAGCAACTACACCTAAATTTGAAAAACAAACTTTTGCTACTGGGTTTAATGACACACAGTCTATGATATATAGATGGTGGCAAAAACTTACAGATGAAGAAAATGAGTATGGCAGATGGATGGAGGGTCAAACTAAAGAATGGGCACAAAATGTTGGTTACTATGACTCTATTGCTTTAGAAGCATATTATGCAGAAATTGCAAATGCTAGAGATTTAACTGGTACAGAACAATCAGATAGAGTTACAAATCGTGAAGTCATGTCAGAATTTAGAGAAGATATGCGTGACGCTTATGAAAATAATAGTGGTGATGTATCAGCAGTACAACAAAAATATGGATATACACCAGAAGATATAAGTGTTTTAGATGGTCTTATGGCTATGATGCAAAATCCTGCAGCATCATTAGGTGCATTAACAGGTATGGCAGTTAAAGACCCAGAGTTATTGTTAATTAATTTTTTAAGAATACCTAAGATTGTTGCACAAGGTACAGAAATGGCTAGAAAAACTGTTACTGCTGCAACAAGGATGCAACCACAGTATGTAAAAAAACTAGGTAAAGCCATGACAAATGCTAGAGCAGCTAACATGGTAGGTAGAGGAGCAGAAGGTGCTGTGTATGGTGGCGTGTATGAAGCACTACATGATTTAACTTTTAAAGGTAAATTAAATACAAAAAATATTAAGACTGGTGCGTCTATGGGTTTTTTATTAGGCACAGCATTTGGAGCAATTACACCTACATCTTCTAACAGTTGGTTTGTAGATAGAGTTGGGTCAAAAAACGCAGAAAAAAAATGGAATAGTACTAGGTTAAATGAAAGATGGCAACAGGCACAAGAAAGAACAGACCCTAATGTTAGAGTAAATCCTAATAACACGCCTCTTAAGCCACCCAAAAAACCACCTATATTTAGACCAGTACCTAAAGATGCCGAACTGCCAGATGGTTTTACACATCAGAATAGGTATGATTATTGGAAAGGTCAAGCATTAAATACTTTCCCAATAAACAAAAGAATTACTGTAGAAACTCTTGATAAGAGAATAGAAAATCTTACTAAACAATTAACTAAAAAGAAAAATCCAGATGGTAGTCCATTGTTTACTATTGAAGAGGCTGCAGGTTTAGCAGCTAGACATCAAGCAGAAATAGTATTGGGTAAGAAAAAACCAGAAGTATGGGCTGTAATTATGGACAACGCTCTTACTAATCCACAAAAAAATAGAAAGTGGGGAGAGTTTGAAGAAGGTTTACAAGGCAAAAATAACAAAAGACAACCAGACTATGAAGCACCTCCTAGAAGAGCAGAAGAGTTTGAAAACATATATGACCCAGTAGATTTAAACGCAACACAAGCTGTTCCTAAAGGCAAACTTGCTAAAGCAGCAACTATAGGTGCTGTAGCAGGGGCATTAGTTGCTGATGATGACAAAGAATTAATGGCATTTTTAGGTGCATTATCTTTTGGTGTAGCTAGAGGTACAGTACTTAAAGGCATTAATCCTAGTGTGGCTAAAATGAAATTAGTTGGTCATAAAATAGCTAATGAAGGTAAAAAAGTAGAAGAAGGCATGCAAAAAGGTGCTGCTATGGTTGGTCAGTTAATACAAAAACTAGCTATGGATGATGCTAAACGACTAGAGTTTCTTACAAACCTAGAAAACTTTAGTAAAAAATATGACAAACCATTAGAAGGAAAATACAAAACACATAAAGAATATATTCTTGCAAAACATGGACAAGATTATTTAGAAGCTGTAACTGCTTACCATAATACAATGGAACAATTTTGGAAAATGGGTAATGACGCAGGTGTGTTAGCTGATTACGCACATATTCAAGATTATGTTACGCACATATTTGGAAAAGAGTTATCGCCAGAAAATATGAAAAGATTACGAAATAGTTTTCTTAAACTTGCAGACCAAAAATCATTTAAGTTTAGATTACAAAGAGAATTATTTGACACAATAGAAAACATTGCTAAAGAAAGAAAAATAATAGTTGACCCTGTAAGAATTTTAACTGCATATACTAACTCATTACAAAAAGTATTAGCAGGAAAAGAAATTGTTAAACATTTAAATAAGAGTGGTGTTCAATATGGTGATGAATACTTAGGTCTTGCTGTTAATAAAGCTAACAAAAAACAAGTTGAGATTGCAAAAAGAGAGGGTTATAAAGAAAGTGAAATGCCTTTTCTAAAAGACCAATTATTACATCCGTTGATAAAAACAGCTATAGAAGATTTTTATCAGCCTAGTATTGGAAGTAAAGGATTTGCACACAAAGCGTCTGTATTAAATAACGCTATGAAAAGAGTAGTGTTGTCTGGTTCTTTGTTCCACGCACAAGCATTATTGCTATCTGGCATATATGCAGGTGGATTAGTACATGCGTTTACTAGCAAAGGTAGGGAAACTAGAAAATTAGTAAGAGAATTTTTAAACAATGAATACGATTTAAATGCAGTTGTATACGACAAAAGTGGCAATGCAATTAAAGTAAGAAATAAAGTAAGTGGAAAGTTTGAAGATTTAAAAGGTAATTATGTACACGCAGAGTTGGTTAGAGAAATAGTAGATGCTAGATTAGGCATTGGATATGCTAAGACAAATGAACTAACAAACGCAGGTTATCGTACAGTTAAAGATTTTTTAGATAAAAGATTGCCACCATTAGGTAAAGCACAAGATAAAATTGATAGAATTACATGGGATATAATTCACGATAGGTCTAAAATGTTTGCGTATTTAACCATGAAAGATAGACTAATGAATCCTAAACAAGGGATGTTAGATAATTTATTTCTTGGGAAAAAAAATAAGGCTTTAGATGAATTAGAAGCTAGAGAAGTAGCAGCCCAATATGCTAATGATGCTTATGGTGGACAAAACTTTAATAAGTTAAGTTTAGACTGGGAAAAATTAGCAATTGAAAATGCTAATAATCCTAAAGGTGTATTTTATAATTGGTTGGCACTAGCAGCTACACCTTCAAGAAAAAATTTATCTAATTGGTTGTTATTATCACCAGACTGGACTATATCAAACATGCAAATTGGTTTTAAATGGGCAGGGTATAGTACTAATGCTGTAAAAAAATTATCTAAAGGACAAAAATTATCTGCTAAAGAATATGCAGAAATGAGAATGTACAATGGATATATGGTCAGAGCAGCAATATCTACAACTATGCTTGCTTATATACTTCATAGACAATTTGCAGAAGAAGGAACTGAATTTAACATTAATGAATTCTGGAAAACTGGTAGATTAGATTTAGGTAATGGTGAGCAAATGGTTGTGTCAAAACAAATTGCAGAGCCTAGTCATTGGGTTATGAATCCTATTCATACATTTATGAACAAGGGTGCGTCACTACCAAAAGCTGCTACAGAAATATTATTTGGCAAACAATGGATATCAGTTAAGCATGGAGGTAGTATTACAGGGCCAACCTTTGATAGAACAGACCCTAAAGACTGGTTAAACTGGATGTCCAATAAGGCTACACCAATTTCACTGCAGCCATTTAAACAGGCAATTGTAGATGAAGATACCCCTGCAGGGTATAAGATGTTTGGAAAAGCAGCAGGAGGATTTATCGGTTTCCCTCGATATGGTAGACCAGATAAAGAGAAAATAAGAATTTATTAGGAGAAATAAAATGAACCCCAACGAGGAAAAATTAAAACAATTACAAGCAGAAATAGAAGCTAAGAAAGCTGAAATAGCTGAGATAAAAGCTATTGACCAAAAAGCTAAAGCAGATGAAATGGCTAGTACTGAGCCAACAGCAGAACAAATGGCTTTGCTGTCTGGTATAGGACTGCAAGGTAATAGAGGTGCTGATGGTAGTATGGTTACAGAAAAACCAGAAGTTGCAAAACCATCAATACAAGAAATTGTAGATGGATTAAAGCTTATTGGTTTACCAACTGATGGTTTAGACAGAGAGTTTTCTGATGGTTTCGTAAAAGCTAAAAACATTTTAAGTGATGCTTCACAAACACTTCAAAGTAGAGAAGAATTAATTATGTCGCCAGAATTTCAAGAGGCATTTGGTGATGCGTATAATATGATTGCTGACCCTTTGAATGTCAAAGTTGATTTAGATAAAGGTATTGATGAAGCTGCTGATAAAAAAATACAAGAAACTATGTACGATATAGATGGTAATTATCGTAAGGATGCAAAATCAGAAATGATGACTGACATGGGTAATCCAGACCAAGACAGAAGAATGGCTATGGAAGATGATATAGAAGATAGAAGTATGGGATTCAAGGCTGACGAGGGTGGCAACATGAGTGTTGACGAGAAAGATGATTTCTGGAAAACACAAGAAGGGTATAATAAAGCTATGGAAATGTATGGTACTAAACCTTCATTTGTTCCAGACGAACCAACTTTAGTATTTAATCCAGTAACACAAGAGTATGAAGAAATCAAAGATGAAGATAAAGAAGAGTTTGTTGATTTTTCTCAGCCTCGTATGTCTGCTGACCTTAAAGCCTTGCTTGGGTAACATGACAGCAGAAGAAATAAGAGCCTCATTACTCAGAGCAGGTTTTGAACCAGATGAAATTCCTGCTCTTCTGGGTAATATAGATGTAGAAACTGGTGGAAGTTTTGACTTTCGACAGATAGAAGATACTACTAGAGAGAACAAAGGATATGGTTTGTTCCAGTTTACTGGTGGACATCTTACATCTTACCTCGATTATTTAAAAGATACGGAACAAGAAGATAGTGCAGATGCACAGACTAAGTTTGTGTACGCTAACATATATAATGATGACCCACCACATGTTATAGGTGCAGGTAATCAAGAAAAAATCAGAAAGGTCTTTGAGGATGGTAGCCCTAGTGAACAATCAGATGTGTTTGCTAGATGGTATGAACGCTTTGAAGGCTCAGAAAATGATGATACATTCCTCCCTGGGATGTTGAGGGGTCGTTGGTATGATGAATACTTAGATAAACTTGACAGATTCTTCCCTAACAATCAAGCCCCTTCCTACAACGAGAGAATAAAAAGGTCTAGGAAGTACGATTAGAACACCTGTTTTCTTGGCACAAGTACAGGTAAACTTGCTCAAAAGGGGCTACAGTAAGACCCTCGCCTTGTTGATTGTACATACCCACACCAACTGTAGTTTTAACTTTTGCACTATAACCTCATGAAAGATGGAGGGAGTCATAGTGCTCAATGATGTACTCATTGTAAGGATTACCCCTCCTAAATTAAGTTACTGGGAAAGATGGAGGGAGTCATAGTGCTCAATGATGTACTCATTGTAAGGATTACCCCTCCTAAATTAAGTTACTGGTAATCTAAGTTTATCTCTATCTAAATTAGCTACGGATAATTCTCCGTTCAGAGCAAATATTTTAAGCAAAGAAGAGCGACTGATTCCATATCTTTCTGCTTTAGCGTCTATAAATTTTAAATCTCTTTTGTTAATCTTGATATTAATCTGTTCTGTTGCTTCGTTCATTACTTTTCTCAATTAAATAATGCGTATTATATAACAGTATAGAGAATCTATTTAAATTATTTATAGTTTACATACACCATCTTCGCAGTCATCGTCTGATGGAGCAGATATAATGTATTCGTTAGATTTAAGTTTGGTCTGAGGTTTAGATTTGCTGTTTAAAAGATTGCCATGTTGGAATTGCTGTAACAGATTATCATA